CTTATGGCAATATCTATTATGGTGGTAAGTTGTGCTTGTTTAGCGACCTTACTTATACTGATTCGAGTGTTAGCGTTGCCACTATTTCTGGCAATACTATTACTTACTCTGGCACATTATCTATACCCGTCACTTCTGGTTTATTGGTTTCATTTGCTAACTCTGGCTCACCAATTTATTACACAGTAAGCGGCATCAATACTGTTACCAAAACAATCATATTAAACAAATCGATTGACCCATCAGTAAGCATTGGTAACGAAATGTATGCGGTTAATCCTGGTCAAAATACCAGTACCGCAGTTACAGGATTGGTTGATCCCGCTACGGGGCTAGTTGATACTAAAGTAAATGGGTACTTAAATATATATTTGTATAGTAATGGGTCAAACAGCCCTGTAAATAGTAGCCAATCTGCTATTACTGTAATGCAAGCATCTGGACTTACTTATACATGGGATAGCAGTAAGTTAATGACCAACTGCGCTTTTGCGATTGTTCATTTAACTTATAACGCTAACGCTGGCGTTACATCTATTAATCAAACTCAATTTGAGGTTATTAATTCTAGAATAGCACCAGGCGATGTTATTTATGATTATTTGACTAGCACCGTATATGGTGGCGCAATTCCAGCCGCCCAAATTGATACTGCCAGCTTAACCGCATTAAATACTTATTGCGCCCAGACCATTACCTTTAATAACTATCTTGGCGTACCAGAAACACAGCCTAGATTTACCTTTAATGGCGCAATAGATACCACTCAAAATATTTTAGACAATATACAAAATATTGTGAATTGCTGTGATTGCTTGCTTAAATACAACGAAATATATGGTGTTTGGTCAGTTATTGTTAATCAACCAACTTATAGCGTGGCTATGGATATTAACGATAGCAATATGGTTTCTGCTATTCAAGTGGTGTCTTTAGATATTTCAAATACCTATAACATTGCTCAATGCCAATTCCCAGACATTAGCCTAAATAGTTCATTTAACACTAGCACAGTTAATTTATCGCTTGTTGATCCAAGTTTGCTTTATCCTAATGAGCCACAAAACGCCCAAACCATTCAACTTCCATTAGTCAATAATGATGTGCAAGCCCAGCTTTTAGCCACACGATTCTTAAAAGCGGCACGGATGGATTTGCAGATTACTTGTACCATAAACTATATTGGTTTAGAGTTGGAAGCGGGTGATATTGTTACCGTAACCAATGCCAATTATGGCTTTGTGGCAAAGCTATTTAGAGTAATTAAAGTAGAACAAAATTTTGCGCCAGACGGCACAATTTCTGTGGCATTGACATTGTTGGTATATGACCCAACGGTTTATGACGATGCTAGCGTTACACAATATAACCCACAACCTAATAGCGGATTGCCAGCACCTAACAGTTTTGGAACAATCCCAGCCCCAGTTATTGTCAATTCACAAACAACTGCGCCAGTACCATCATTTCAAGTTGATGTAACTACATCTACAAACGGTATTGTGCAATATGCAGAAGTTTGGTATTCAGCCTATTCAAGCCCAACGCCATCACAGCTTATATTTGCTGGCACAACTGCCGTGCAACCTAATGGTATACCCTATGGTAATTCAGTTGCATTACCACCAGTAACGCTATCAACAATTTCTGCTGGTAATTGGTATTTCTTTACAAGAATGGTTAATTCTGTAGAAACATCACTTTATAGCCCAGCAAGTACCGTATTTTCATGGCGGCCAATGACCTTCCAGTATTCTCAAAGATACTTAAGTGTGGCCTATGCAACTAGCGCAACTGGCACAGGATTTACTTCAAACCCAAGGAGAATGACTTATTTTGGGCTTTTAAGCACTTCTGCGGCAGTATTTGATACAAACCCATCAGATTACACTTGGTATGCCGCAAATCCCGTTTTTGGTACATCTGGGACATTAAATTATTTATTGTTTGTAAATCGTGGCAATAATTTAATGAGTTTTGCTACAGGCAATGCGGCCTTGTCTGCTGGCACGGCTTTATTTGTGCCAACTGATCCTAATTACGATCCTACTATTTGGCAAGGTTTACAAGACGGATTTAATATTATTGATCTTAATGCCCGTACTGGTCAGCTTATTCAAACTGGATCAACTACAGTAGGTACAGGCGAAATTGCTATTACTAACAATCCACAAGGTCAAGTAATTGCATCATTAGCTCAATTATTAGACTTTGGTGGCCCACCAACTAAAACTTCATCAGTTGCAACTCTTACTATTGATATTTATGGCCGTGTAGTAGGTTTTGCGCCACCAGATACATTTAATTACACAATGACAGCATTTACCGCATCTGGCGGTCAAACTGTATTTAGTGTAACTAGAGGTACAGAATATCTATCTGGAAATTGTTGGGTATTACAAAATGGATGTTTACTTAATCCATCTGAATATACTGATACTAGCGGATCAACTGGTACAGTAACTTTGTCTACTGGAGCAAATGCTGGTGACATTGTTACTATTATTTCTTTTGCTTCTGTAGGCGGCTCTGGAACATATAATAGTTATAGTAGAAATTCAACAACATTAAGCAATGTAGGCTCTTATACAGCATCAGGGTTTACCCTAGTAAGCGGCAATGAGTTGTTATTCTTAAACGGCACAGTAATTAATGCCCAAGACTATAATATATCTGGTCAAATTATTAGTTTTGTAAATGCCGTTTCTGGTGATTTAGAGGTTATCCAATGGACAAATAATAATCTTGGAGTGCCAAACGGAACGCCACAAAATGTGGATATTTATACAACCGTTGGGCAAGCACTTTATCCATTTACATTTAACCCATTAGCATTTAATCTATATAATAATGGAGTATTATTATTGGAAACAGTAGATTATACGGTTGCTGGTGGATCATCATATACATTGGCACAAACGCCAACAAGCAATTTAAATATTTTGGTACAACAAACCTTTAATAGAACAGGGGCAGTATGACACAAGCACTTAATTTAGCCAACTTTGCTAATTTTCTTAATACATCTGGTCAAGTATCAAATGCTGGATTACAAAGTCCTTCTGTGCCATCTGGTGCAGTTATGCTTTTTTATCAATCTTCTGCACCTACTGGTTGGACACAAGTTACTACGCTTAATGATTATGGCTTGCGTTTAGTTTCTGGAACAGGTGGTGGAACAGGTGGTTCAGTAGCATTTAGTACAGCTTTTGGTACGCCCTCTGTTAGTACAGGTGGGCTATCTGCAGGAGCAACAACGCTTTCTACTACACAAATTCCTAGTCATAGTCACACTTACCCACAATCACAATATAGTGGATCTGATAACTATGCTCAAGGCGGTTCAGCAGGTTATCCTCAAGGAACAAATACTACAAGTTCTGTAGGTGGTGGCGGCTCACACACCCACTCAATTTCCGGTTCAGCTACAGCCACTATTAATGTCCAATACGCTAATATTATTATTTGTAGTAAAAACTAAATGAAAATTGAACCTAAAAATAATTGCCCATTGAATAAATTTGAGCCTTGTAAACAACTTGATTGTGCTTGGTTTATTGAAATTCATGGGACACATCCTAATACTGGCGAACCATTAAAAGATTGGGGTTGTGCTATGGCTTGGATGCCTGTAATGATGATTGAAAATTCTAGACAACAGCATTCAACAGCTTCAGCAGTAGAATCATTTAGAAACGAAATGGTTAAATCAAACGAAGCAAGCCAAAGAATTTTATTAGCAACTGCTGGTATTCCACAACAAACACAAACAATGATTTTGGAAGGTTAATATGAAAATTACTATTATTGTAGAAGATGGTGCAGTATATAAAGATGGCGTTTCTTATAGCAACTTAGACCTGTCTTCAACCCCTGCAAATATCCATGCAGTTCAGTTTAACAATACTACTAATGCTGGCTGGATTGAGTTTAAAGACAACGAAGATGGTACAAAACCACAAAACGAATCTTTAACATCCTTACCTGATTGGGCTATTACGGCATTGACTAAATGGGATACTGCTAAAGCTGCTGAAGAAGCCGCAATTTTAGCTGCACAGGTTAAACCACAACCAACTACTACTGGCACTCAAACTGCATAAATATGAAAGTTTCAGTTCCTAAACATTCTTTTACTTATGATGGAGCACAGCTTAATGTGTATCATTCAGATAAAGGACAGGGCTTGCCTAGGCATCAACACAACTATGCTCACGCTACTATTTGCAACAACGGCTCTTGTTTAGTAAGCCTTGAAGGTCGTAGCTATACAATCAATAAAGATAGCCAACCTT